CAAGGCCGGCCCCGCCCGCGGGCGGGGCCGGCCTTGCCGCCGGGCAGATTATAAAAGGCGGAGAATTATTTTTTGGGGCGTTAAATTTCAGTTGACTAATATCCCCGGTAATGCTAAAATAACAAAAGCTTGGGGGTGTAGCTCAGCTGGCTAGAGCGCTTGCTTCGCATGTAAGAGGTCAGGGGTTCGAATCCCCTCATCTCCACCAAAATAAAAATGCCGCATATGCGGCATTTTTATTTATTTGCCCCGTATATCGGGCGTTTTGAGGTTTTAATGTGTTATCGGGGTTTATGGGTTTTGCTCAAAAAAACGGCCGTTTTTGCTCAAAATGCAACACGAAATGCAACACGAAATTAATTGTCTACGACTGCTCGGCTGTTGTTCCAATAATTAATTACTGCGTTTTGAGTAGTCTTGCGCTCATTTTCTAAAATATGCTGATATTTTTTAAGCATGCCTGGAGTGGCATGTCCCATTAAATCCATTGCATACCGCTCTGGCAAGTTTAGCTTTAAACACACAGAGGCAAAATAGTGCCGCAGGTCATGAAAACGCATATGGGGAAGGCCGGCGCGTTTTAATATATGGTCAAAACGCTGTAGAATTTGCGGCTCGGTGAAGTCAATTATAAATTCATCATTGCCAATTTTATCCTTGATAAGTTCTTCTATGCGATTTGACATAGGAATCCAGCGGTTGCCCTTTAAAGATTTAGGAGGCTTTTCAGTCAGCCCATCCGGCCCGATAACGCGCGCGCGGCAGATATGTATCATACCGTTATATATATCCGTTCCCTTTACGCCCATAACCTCGGACAGGCGCATTCCACAATGCAGAGCAAGCAGAATAGGCAGCTCTATAGCATTGCCGCGAATAAATTGTTCCAGCCTGGCTATTTCCTCTTCGGCAGGTATTTTTATTTCATTCTTTGTTTTAGCCGGCAGACGCACATTAAAATTCTTTTCAGGCAGCACTTCACGCAGAGCCGCTGAAATCAGGCCATAAGCATTTGCCACAGTTTTGCGCGATAAGGTCTGTACGGCAGAATTAATGCTGGCCTGCAATATCTCTGAAGTGAGGGTATTGACCTGCAACGGCATTAATTCCTGGAAATTACAGCGCCGCATGCGTCTATAGCCTAATATAGTGGATGGGGAGAGTATATTGCTCCTGTTATCTATGTATCTGTCTATGGCTTGCCCCAGGGTAAGTTTAAGCGGGTTTCTGGCCAGTTCATAATTTAACTGCATATCAGCGGCCAGCGCTATAGCTTCTTTTTTACTATCCGCCGTACAGGATTTATATTTGCGCTTTCCGTTTTCGCTTTTACCTACATATACCAGGCAGCGCCAGCGCCCGGACGGGAGCTTTTTAGCCGTTGCCATTGTTCGTTCCCCCTTTTATTTACGGCTTGCAAATAGCGCACGGCTCGTAGCCCTCGCTAATTGCGTCATATAGCTTGATTGCCTTCTGACTGTCCGTTAGATAGTGGCAGGTTGCTTTGTGATATTTCTTGCCAGATGCAGTTACAAAAACGGTATAATTATCGTTTATGTTATTCTTGGTGGGAGTAATATTGTTCTGAGTGGTTTTAGGCTCGAAAAAGTCGTCATCTTCATAATTATCCGGAGTAAGAGGAGAAGCATGCTGCTGATTTTGCGGTGCAGTATATCCGCCTTTAAGGATAAAGTTTTCATTGCAATCCAAAATAACAAGCAAGAGAACGCAAAGAGTTATTGTGGACATTAATATTGGGAAAATATTTTTAAAAGTTATTCGCGGCTGCTTTACGACACTATCATATGTATTCTTCTTGAAATTTTCCCATAGCTTTCTTTCTTCGTCAGATAGAAAAGGATTTTTTAAAGCGTCCCTTTGCATGACATTAGCTAGTATTTTTTCTGCGGATTCCCGTGAAACGCCCGTAGTAGCTTGTATTTTGTCAGTAGATAATATGCCCATCTGCTGCAATATGATGGTTGGAGCCAATAGCTCAAAGGCGCATATATCGGCTTCAGTCTCTTGCAGTCCCGTATTTGAGTTTTTGCCCACTATATTATCTTTTATTTTATGTCTGCAAGCTATATGGCCAAGCTCGTGTGCAATGTTCTTTTGTTCCAGAGCATAATCTATTTTATTATTGTAGATAACGCAGTAAATATTATCTTCGTAAATGGTTAATGCATCATTTGTTTCAGTTAAGATTTTTAGACCATTAGAAGCAATTATATTTTCTGCCTGGTCGTAGGTTAAATAAATTATTCTATGGTTTCCATATTGTTTAATACTTCTTAGATCAACTGGAAATTTGTCTATTTCGTTTTCGAGCAGCATCCTTATAGCGTATGCGCAAGCCTCCTGCATATTAATTCCCCCTGCGAATATATATTACTATAATAATACAATATCCGACTTAATATTTCAATACACAGGAAATTCCAAATTTATTTTATTCAGAATCGTTTTTGTCCAATAATTCAGCAAATGCGTTAATAGCGTCAATCTTATTTTTATCAGTTATAATTTTGCGGCCGCCGTTCGAGCCGAAAATATATGCTACAGGCTGGGAATCGGGAGGATTGTCTGCAAGCTGGGCAAGCAGACTTTTTTTAGGAGGAGCGCTATCCTCTGAAAGCCCCATGAGATAATCAAAGCTAGTATCAAGCGCCCTTGCGAGCATATCAACATCTTGACCGTTAATTCCGTCCTTACCTTCTTCTAAATTAGAAATAACGCTTAAAGATACGCCCGATTTTTCAGCTAACTCCTTACGGGACAGCCCTGCTTTTAAACGCATCTCGGCTAATCTGTCCGTTATGGCATTTATGCGGGAGATAGATAATGAGGCTGTATTATTAGATTCGCGGTTTAAAATATAATCAATAGTTGTATTAAAGTAATTTGCTATTTTTTTTAGACTTTCACTATCAATATCATATTTACCTTGCTCCCAATAGGATAGAGTATTTTGCGCGATACCTAAATAATCCGCTAGAGCTGCTTGAGTTATCTTTTTTGATTGACGCAATTCTTTTATGCGGTTGGTCATTTTTTCAAATCGTTTTTCAGCTTCTGGGATATCCGGCGTAAGATTGTCATCATTTTCCCGCCCTAATAAAAAGTCTACGGAAACATTAAAATAGTCTGCTAACCTTATAAGAGTGGCATAATCCGGCTCACGTTTACCAGATTCATATTGCGAGATGGTACTCTCTGCAACGCCAATCTCATTTCCTAATTGTTTCATTGTTAATCCGTATTTTTTGCGCATGTTTTTTAACTGTTCCAAGATCTATCACCTCGGACTCATTATAGCCTTTACTATTTGCAAAGTAAAGAATTTAAAAAAACTTTTCAAAATGAGAAAAAATATCTTGACAAAATGAGAAGTATAGTGTATTATTAAATTGAACTTCACAAAACGAGAAGTTAAAATGCAAAAAAGAGGTGATTTTACGAAAGAGCATATACGGGCATTTAGAGAAAAAGCAGGGCTAACGCAGGAAGCATTAGCTCATGACCTTGGATATAGCTCGGCTTCTATAATATCTTTGTGGGAAAATGGAGAGAGAATGCCTCCGACTCGTATTTTAAAGAAGCTATCCGACCTCCTAAATTGTACTATAGATGACTTGCTGAAAGACAAGGCCGAATGAAATTTTTGCTCATTGAAAACTGAATAGCCGCCGTCCGTGAGTTATATATACGCGGTCAGAGGAGCGCAGGAAATGTAGCGGAGGGGCGGAAAGAAAAAAACCGCTTACATAGAATGCAAGCGGTATAGATTAAAACAAATCGCTGTGAGTACCCGTTCTTATTAATTTTAATACCAAAGTTTCATGTACGATCTTATAGACCAATAGCCAATCGGGTTCAATATGACATTCGCGCATATCCTTGTAGTTTCTGGAGTTGGTCAAAGCATGATCCCTGTATTTCTCGGGTAAAGGCTCTTCATTGATAAGCAGCGAAACAACTTGCTGCAATGAGCTGGGATTGCACCCGCGTTTAAGCGCTAGTTTATAATCGCGTTTGAATTGAGCGGTAAATTCAGCTTTAAGCATTAAGAGCCTCCATGAGTGCCTCTACGGAATTATAAGGACCGTACATATCTTGGCCATGCTCGGCAGCGTCCATTGCGGCTAAGGTTGTTTCGTTGGGAATATCAAGAGTTACATTAAAGGGTATCCCATGCTGACGTACCATTGCTTTAGCAAAGATGTTAAAAGCTGTAGTCATGTTCATGCCTAATTCGTTACAAAGAACATCAAATTGCTGTTTCAGCTTTTCATCCATGCGTATATTTATATTTGTTGTTTGATTGGACATAATTATAACTCCTTTCTGTTATTAGTATATACAGAATAGCACAAAATATGTGCATTGTCAATACAAAACAAACAAATAATTTTATTTGGATAGTTTTTTAAAAGCGTCTTTACGCTCCTTTATGATTTCATTAGCTATACGGGCAACATCTTCTTTTGCCGCTGTTTGCGGCGGCTGCATAGCTTCTATGGCAATGAATCTGCCGTCCTTATCCTTGGTAACGATATCGGGGCAGTCTGTGCGGCCGGTAAGGTAATCTAGAGATACACTAAAATAGTCAGCTAAAGATATTAAAACTTCAATAGACGCGGCACGTTGCGCTTTCTCAATTTTACTAATAGCAAACTGAGATATGCCGGCAATTTCGCCTAACTGTGTTTGATTAATCTTGTGTGAGCAACGGAGGCTATAAACTCGCTTTGCTAAAACTTCTTTATTAATCATAAAAACCTCTTGACTTATGACTTAAAGTCATATATAATCAAAGTATAAAATGACTTAAAGTCATATTAGAGAAGAAAGGAGGCATTTTGAAAATAGTGTTAAGACAAGAGCGTGAACGGCGCAATTGGACGCAGGAATATGTAGCATTAAAGATAGGTATATCGCAAACTGCACTACATAAGATTGAAAACGGTCAGCGCTATCCATCCTATAAAGTTCTTGTCAAGCTCTTAGACCTATTCGGATACAACGATCCGCGCCGGCTTTTCACAGAAGCTGGCGATACCTCGAATCTCTCGGATGAATTATAGCATTATCCAGGATAAAAAGTCAACGGCTCATTGAAAATTGAATAAGAAACAAATAACAAAGAAAGGAGGCGCCTATATGGATAAAGCACTATTGGAAGAGGCGGGATAAACTTCATTGCTCATTGAAAAGTGAATAGGACAAACAAATAAAAGGAGGTGGCGAAAGATGTATATCATATCATTATTAACGCTTATAGCTGTCTCCCTTATAGTCATAGGGCCGATGATATATAATTTCAGACTTAGCGAAGATGGACAGATTATATCGGGAGTGGCGCTGTTACTGGAGGGTATTCTGGCATTTATAACAGTAGTTTTGATGTTATTTTATAATGCTTGACTTCAGTCGAAAGTTAGTTGTGGCGACGAATTAGCAGATGAATCTAGCACTTCTAAAATAGTATATTTAGTTGTTTTTTCTATAGGTTGATTAAGGGAGTCTATATCTGTGCAAATCTGCATCTTCACTCTTATTGTATCTCCTGCTTTTATAGGACGTTCATTGCGTTGTATGTCTTCAAAAAAACGGGTGTCCATTATTTCGGGCACGATTGTATGATTATTATAAATAAATGACCATTTTCCTTTACCAATTAATACAGCCGTTTTTATCAATATGTTGGCAACAACGGTAGTGCAATGTTGAGAGGATATTATTTCGGTATAAGGCATAGGTTTTATAATATCTTCTATGTCGTAACTAGAATAATACACGGAGGTTTCTCGACTTGAAAGTGACATTCCGCCATTAGGATTACGTTGTTTCATTGGACAAATAAATTTATTGATTGCAACATTAATTTCGCCATTATTAATGAGTTGTTTGCAATTTATATTAAATTGTCCTGAGCTCCCTTCCTGATTTATAACTTCTAAACTATCAAACTGTTCCTTTATATCTTTTGGCGCTTGTCCTTTAAGATGCTTTCTCAGGTTAATTAAATTTATTATTGTAGTTATTGCAGTGGAGGCAAAAGTCATTATATTTTGGGAGTTATTAATCAATGTATCTATGAAAGCATATACGGCTGCAAAATCAATATTAAATGATCCTTCTTTAGGCGCAGAGACATAAAGCTTGACATTGGATTCGGGACAAATTTCTTTTGCAGTTAAATCAAATAATTCTTGGGCACCTTGGATCATTTCAATAAATAAAGAAGCGTCAAAACTATTGTCTCCATCAAGATGCAAAGATAAACTGGACAAATTGGTATTGTCTTTAAAATCACTCATATTTGCCTCCGGATAATACTTTATTATATGTCATCTGCGCTCGGGCACATCCGAGCGCCCCACAAGGTAATCTAGAGAGACGTTGAAATAGTCGGCAAGGGCAATGAGGATGTCGTAAGCGGGTTTTCTGCGTCCGCCTTCATAGTTTTGGATTCCTACTTCGCTTAGATTTAATGCTGATGCAAGCTGCTTTTGCGTAATATTCTTCTCTTTTCTTAGCTGCAAAAGTCGCTCTGAAAAAGTCATATTTGTGCCTCCAAAAATATTTAAAAATTTGTTGACACAAACAAATGTATGTGTTATTATACCAGCAGAACACAAACAAATGTATGTGTTACTATGAAAGCGAGGGGTGATAGTGAGCACGAAAGAAACGAAACTCAAAATCAAACGCAAAGAAACAGGCTTAACGCAAGTGCAAGTTGCGGGAAAAGCCGGCATTACAGTTAATTGCTATCAGAGATACGAAACTGGCGAAAGAATGCCAAGAGCCGATATCGCCAAACTGATAGCCAAAGCATTAAATAGTACTGTGGAAGAACTATTTTAGCAGATTATAGCATGTTTTAGATTTGAAAGTCAATAGGGAAAGGAGAGGCAAATATGAAACCCAGAAAGTTTATGCAAAATAGACGAGATGAGTTAGGTGTAACTCAGAAAATGGTTGCTGATATGGTGGGAATAGCTCAAGGAACTTATTCCAATATAGAAAAAGGCAAGAAAGCACCTAGCGTAAAATTGGCCAAAAAATTAGCAGATATATTGGGAGTAACATGGACGGCATTTTATGAATAAGAGCAAAGCAGCGGTAACGCTTTGCTCAATGGTAGAATTATTTGGTTTTTTTAGTTTGAGAAAGTGCACTCCCAGCAACCGATTTGCTTTTGCCGCTAAATCTGCCATCATTTAATATTTTACCAGCGGTAGAAGCAACTTTTGCAGAAGTATGCTTGCAGTTAGGTTTAGACAAATAATTCACCTCCTTGAAGTTCAATATATGGGGTGTAATTTAATACATGACAATTACAGACCACAATATATCGTATGGATATTATATTGCTAATAGGTATATATGTCAATAATAAATATGCAATTAATTCTTATAAAGGTAAAGAATGAAGGGAGGGGGGGAACCAATGACTGTAAACCAAAGCCGGCAATGCGCAAGCTGCAAATACCGGGGAACTATTGGCGGCGGGTATTCGTGCGATTACATACTGCATAAGGGAGCGCCGCGCCGAAGCGAGATAGGGAATTGCGACAAATATTTGAAGCGAAAGAGGAGGAGAGAAAATAACAATGAAAAAGACCTTAGCACAGCAATTAAGAACTAATATCAAGATGAGAATGGCTGAACTGGATTTAACGGGCGAACAGGTATACGCTACGGCGGGATATAAAAGCCGGGTGGGGTATAACACTCGCATAAACAAGCCGGAGGGAATAACTATTAACGATTTAGGGCTGATAGCTAAAGCGCTTAAAACTACAGAGGTAGGGCTTTTGACAGGTCAGTTTAACCGAAAGGAGGGATAAGGATGGACAAGCTTAAATATACGGATGCGTATATATACGGTCTGGAAAAGATGCTGGAGGCGGCGCAGAGGGAAATTGCCGAGCTGAGTGCAAGGATTGTGAGCATGGCGCGAACGGAGCAGGCGCTCAGGGAGAGCAAGCAGGGCCTTGAAGAGCGGCTCAAGGCGTTAAGCTGAAAGGAGGGACAAGCTAATGGGCGCAGATTATGCTTTGCTGCTGGCGGCCGTGGGGCTGGCGCTGCTTGGGCTGCTGGCGGGAGATGGAATTATAAACGCTTTGGTGAAAAAGGGCTGGCTGCTTAAAATTGCCGAGCGGCTGGGAATGGAAATAAAGGAGGAAGAGAAATGAGCTATTACAAGATATGCCCTTACTGCGGTGCGGCGTTGGATCCGGGCGAAAAGTGCGACTGCAGAAAAGAAAAGGCCGCCCGTCCTGCTGGCACAGAGACGAACGGCAAAGCAAATACATCTATAAATATTATAGCACAGGGTTTTAAAAAAGCAAGCGAAAATTTCGGAGGGAAATAAAAATGGAATGCGGAGCTGAATATGAGATGGAATATATCTGCAATGACTGCGGAGCAATTTTTGAAAAGCCGGCTGAACTAGAAGAGACGAGCTGGGCGTGGGGCAGGCCGGAGGAATACATATTAAGCCGCTGCCCGTGTTGCGGTGGGGATGATTTTAGTGAGGGAGTTAAATGCGGGGTGTGCGGCGAGACGGTCAGCGCCCTTAAGGCCGAGCGGGTTAATGACGGGTACGTATGCGAGCAATGCATAGGAATAACAGGCCGGCAGGCTGAAAAGGCTCTGGGCAGCATATTCAGCGCGGCGGAATTAAACGCGCTGAGGATATATATTGAGAATATTTATTCACAGGGAGGGCATTTGGTATGAGCGAGAACAATTATTTCACGGAGCTTAATAATATAAACGTAAACGATAAGACGGAGAAAAAGAACGGCCTTACTTATCTTTCGTGGGCCTGGGCGTGGGGAGAGATTAAGAAGCTGCATCCTGACGCTACATATACAGTTTATGAGAATAAGGAGGGACTGAATTATCATCATGACGGCTCTACTGCATGGGTAAAAACGGGAGTGACAGTGAACGGAATAGAGCATATAGAGTATCTGCCCGTTATGGACTATAAAAATAAATCCATCCCCCTGGAGGCTTTGACCAGCTTTGACGTGAATAAGGCCATACAGCGCAGCCTGACCAAGGCCTGCGCCCGTCATGGACTGGGGCTGTATATCTACGCGGGGGAGGATTTGCCTGAAAGCGCCGCGCCCGAGCAGAAGCGGAATCCGGCTGCTGAAATTAAGGCCTTTGCGGACGAATTTCCCGGTTCCCGCGAGGAAGGAATAGCGCTGGTAAAGCAAATACTGGGGGAATTTGGCTACGCTAAGGCTAAGGATGTGCAGATTAAGGATTTGGACAATATTCTGCTTTCCTTAAGCAACAGGAGAAAGATTGCATTATGACGCAGGCAAGAATAAAGAATGTAAGCCTCATAAGGGATTTTAAGACGGGCCGGTATATATTCAGCGCAGAGGTGGGGCCGGAGAGCATAGGCGCTATTCAGGAGGTCAGGCGGCTTATGGATAAGAGCGCGGACAAGCCCTGGATAATGGCCATTGAACGGCGCCGGGAGCGCAGGAGCCTGGACGCAAACGCTTACGCCTGGCTGCTGATAGGACGTATAGCGGACGTGCTCCTTATAAGCAAGGAAGAATGCTATTTGGATATGCTTAAGCATTACGGCCAGCGCATAGCGCTTAGGCTCAGGGCAGATATAGACCCGGCAGGCTATTTTAAATACTATGAGGAAGCGGGCAGGCTGGGGGAGTATATCGAGTATTTCTGTTTTAAAGGCTCAAGCGAATACGACAGCCGGGAGATGAGCGTATTTATAGAGGGAATTATTCAGGAGGCGGAGCAGCTGGGCATACCGACAAAGACGCCGGACGAGCTGGCGGCTATGCTCAGCCTTATGGAGGAGAGCGAAAGGAGAAGAGTATGAATAAAATAATGCTTACGGGCAATTTAACGGCTGAGCCGGATATGAGACAAACGGCCTCAGGCATATCGGTATGCACATTTACTTTGGCGGTAAACAGAAGGACAAGTAAGGAGGACGGAGAAAAAAAGACGGATTTTATTCCAGTTATCACCTGGCGCAGTCTGGCTGAAAACTGCTTTAAATATCTGAGAAAGGGCAGAAAAGCGGCGGTGTCAGGCAGCCTTCAGATAAGGAACTATGAGGCGCAGGACGGGAGCAGACGTTATATTGCAGAGGTAATAGCGGAGGAGGTTGAATTCTTATCTCCGGCTGAGACTGCACTCCAAACTGAAAGAATAAGCGAACTGCCTATGGAGCCGATAACTCCTCAGGATGAACTGCCGTTTTAAGGAGGAGAGGCACAATGGATTATATGAGCATTATTGCATACATACCTGCGGGCCGGGAAAACAGGATAACGAGGGAGGAATTAAGCCGGCTTACCGGCAGAGCGGACAGGCTTAACCGCAAAGCCATAGAGGAGGCGCGCAAGGCGGGCGTTCCCGTTATCTCCAGCAGCCGCGACAGGGGATATTATATAGCGCAGAGCAGCAGCGAAACGGACAAGCTGCTGCGGGAAATATGGGCGCGCATCCGCAGCCTGTTGAAGACCTACTGGACGCTTAAGAAGCGCTTAAAGCTTGACGGGCAGATGACGCTGTATGAAATGGAGGAGCTGTTTAAGGTTAAGTCGGAGGTGTTTGAAGATGAGTGAAGGAGGTTATGTAAAGATATACAGGCGGCTCAAGGATTGGGAATGGTATAGTGACGCTAATACAACAAGGGTATATTTACATATTCTGCTCACGGCCAATCATAGAACAGTACGGTTTAAAGGGGCTAATATAAAGAAAGGTCAATGCCTGTTGTCGGTCGAGAAGATGGCTGAAGCGCTGCGGATGTCCAGGCAGTCGGTGAGGACTGCGTTACAGCACTTAATTTCAACCAATGAAATAACCACCAAGCCAACCAAGGCGGGAACGCTGATAACCGTAGTAAATTGGGATAATTATCAGGATGTAGAAAGTGCGGATAACCGCACAGTCAACCAACGTAGCAACCGCCAGCTAACCAGATATCAACCAGATAGTAACCAGATACTAACCACTTATCAACCAGATAGTAACCAGATATCAACCACGAACAAGAATGATAAGAATGATAAGAATAATATATATACCCCCCTTACCCCCCAAGAGGGGGAGGGCGCGTCTGTTCAGGAAGAGCGATTTGAACAGGTTTGGAAAGAGTATCCTAAAAAAGTGGCCAAGCAGTACGCACGAAAAGCCTGGAATCGCATAAAGCCGGACGGAGAGCTGTTTGAAAAAATGCTTAAGGCTTTAAGAGAACAGAAAAAGAGCGAGCAATGGCAAAAGGATGATGGCAGATTTATCCCAAATCCGGCCACATGGCTGAACGGCGGATATTGGGAAAACGAGCCGAGCGTGCCTGCGAGGCGGCAGGCGGAGCAAAAAAAGACCAGCGCGCACCAATATGCCGAGCGCGCCGAGAGCAATTATGACGACGTGATAATCCATTTGGGAGGTGAGCCCGAATGAAATATCATTCGCAAAAGGCGCGGCTGGACGGGCAGCTATTTGATTCCCAAAAGGAGGCGCGGCGCTATGCGGAGCTTAAGCTGCTGGAACGCGCCGGGCAGATTCGCAATCTGCGGCGGCAGATAAAGTACGAGCTTATCCCGGCGCAGAAAATACACGGCAGAATTGCCGAGCGGGCATGCAGCTACATAGCGGACTTTGTTTACGAGGAGAACGGGCAGACGGTAGTGGAGGACGTTAAGGGCTTCCGCACTAAGGAATATCTGATTAAGCGCAAGCTGATGCTTCGGGTACACGGGATAAGGATTAGGGAGGTGTGATTATGACCAATTACGAGCGAATAAAGAGAATGAGCATAGAGAAAATGGCAGCGGAATTTATGATTTTCCGACCGTCTGACGCTTGCTTTGAGGATGAGCACAGAAATTATTGCTCCTTAAACAATCAATTTCACAAGCATTCACAGGATTGTTTTAAGGCAAATGTTGAATGGCTGGAAGCGGAGACGGGTAATGATGCAGAAGAGTATGACAAAGGTCTCATTGTGGAGTTGCCGTGCAAGCCGTTACCAATGCTTATGAATTCAGATAATAGCGACGCGTACTGCCCTTTCTGTGGCGAAAACTTAAGCGGATATTATGGCGATTACAATGCGCCAGACATATTACCTTGCTTTAACTGCGGCGAATGGCTAGACAATACAAAATCCATGTCAATAGAGGAAGCCGGACAGGCGTTGAAAAATAAATTATAAAGGAGAATAAATCATGAAAAATCAAAAGGTAATTGTAAGAGCGGATATGGCAGGAGTGTTTTTTGGAGAAATCAAAGAGCGGAGCGGGTCAGAGATAACTATGCAAAATGTTCGGAGACTGTGGTATTGGGATGGCGCTTGCAGCTTATCGCAATTAGCTGTTGATGGGACAGCGAATCCGGATAACTGTAAATTTACCGTTATAGTGCCTGAAATGATTATTTTGGGAGTTATTGAGATAATACCATGTTCAGAAAAGGCAATTAAAAGCATTGAGGGCGTAAAAGAATGGAAAATATAAAAACATTTTTATTTACAAGTGACGGTTCCGGTATGGGTTCCGGTTCCGGTATGGGTCACGGTTGCGGTATAGGTGAGGGTATGGGTTCCGGTATAGGTGAGGGCTCTGGTTCCGGTTACTGTGAAGGTGGCGGTTCCGGTATGGGTGAGGGCTCTGGTTCCGGTTACTGTGAAGGTGACGGTTACGGTAACGGTTGCGGTCGCGGTGACGGTTGCGGTTCCGGTATAAAAAGGTTTAATGGCTCTGATGTGCATTTAATTGATAATGTTCAAACTATTATAACCCATGTTTTTAAAAACATTGCAAAAGGATTTATTCTCAATAGCGATTTAACTTTAACAGATTGCTATATTGCAAAGGGAAACAATTTATTTGCACATGGCGAAACAGTAGAAAAAGCAATGGAAGCGCTGCAAGAGAAAATCTTTTCAAACATAGATATTGACACGGCAATAGAGATGTTTCTTGATGAATTTGAAACAGACAAGAAATATCCGGCAAAGGAATTCTATGTATGGCATAATCGGTTGACTGGCTCATGCGAAATGGGAAGAAAGCAGTTTATAAAAGAGCGCGGTTATAACCTTGAAACTGATTCTTTTACTGTTTCGGAGTTTATAGAAATAACAAAAAATAGCTTTGGAGGCGAAATAATTGAACAGCTTGAGCAGTCTTTGAAAGAGAGGCAAAGGACGTGAAAATCCGCATTAAGGCTCCGCCCTGCACGCGCTGCGTCTGGGAGCGATAACTCCGCGCGGATTTGCAGAAGCATTTTTTAGAGCGAACAGGTGAAAAGGAGAGGAATAACAATGAATGACTTGATAGACCGCGAACAGGTAATTAATGCGCTGGATAGAATTGGAGGAACAGGAGCAGAGGCAGAAAGCTGGGCGGACGGATGGGACAAGGCGATTGATGAAGCAATAAAGATTGTACGGAATATGCCTATGAAGCGGCTCTGCCGCGGCAGTCCAGTAAAACTGATAGACGCTAATGCTTTGGAAATAGCCATTATGGATACCGGTATATATCCGGCGAATGTGCGCAGAGCTATAAGGAAAGCACCTGAAGCAGTAGTGCGCTGCAATGACTGCATACACAGATATGAAAACGAGGAGAATGTATATGTCTGCGAGGTGTTGGATTTTTCTTGTGGGGATGATGATTTTTGCAGTCAAGGTCGAAGAAAGGAGACCGAATGAAAATCAGAATCAAATCCCCGCCCTGTCTGAGGTGCGTGTGGGGACAGCGTGAGGATGAGGGGCTTATTTATTGCTTTCGAGCGGATGTATGCAAACGAATACGGGAGGGGCGGGGAAATGACCAACAAGGAAAAAAAGCAATGGCTGCTGCGGGGCTGGAAGCTGGAGAGCGAGTTGAAGGCGTTGGAAGAGGCAAAAAAGCGGGCGCTGGAAAGAGCGGTCAGCGTAACGGCCAAATTCAACGAGGATAAAGTGCAGGCCGGCGAGCATAACCGGCAGGAGGAAGCTATAGCGCGCTACATAGATTATGAATTGCTGATTGAGCAGCAGACTGACCGCTTGATAGATATTCGCATGGAAATTACCAAAGCTATATTCGCCCTTGAAAACAGCACTCTGCGCACCTTGCTGCTCAAGCGTTATCTGGAGTTCAAGCCCTGGGAGCAGATTGCGGAGGAAATGAATTACAGCTATATGCAGATAACGCGGCTGCACGGCAGGGCCTTGGCACAGATAAAATGCAAATCTATTTAAAGATGTTATGAAATGTTATAGAATGTTATATTGTATAAGTGATATAATTTAAACTGGTTTGAAAGGTGTGTTAAAGGAGCTGTGTTTTGCAGCTCCTTAACGACTTATAACATACCTAGCGGCTTTACTGCGGGCGGCTCTGTTAGCTTAACCAACGATATAGAGCAAGCTCTTATGGGGAGCATTTTATATGATTCAGTATAAAACAAAATGTATGTATGGCTATACAATACTTGGAGAGCGTCCTCCTCAATTAGACAACAATGCAGAATATGTAATCATTGAGCAATCAAAGTTTTTTCCTCATTGTGTTATTATACAGCGATTGGATGGAAAATCCTTTCGAGGGGAAAAATGCTGGATTGTTCCTGTAAACAGCTTATACTAATCAAGCTCTTATGGCTTTTTAAGGAGTATTAACATGGAAATAAACTGAATATCAGAAGCTAAAGCTGGGAGCTTATAATGTATTAATTGGCGATAGGGGAAAAGTCGCTGCGCAATTATTTAAAGGGCTGGGGCGGGGGCCGGCAGCGAATAAATAGTATAGGGGGCAGAGCGTTTTTAAAGATTTATGGCTAGAGAGTGGGCAAAAAAATTTTATACAAGCGCCGCATGGAGGCGGGTTAGGCGGGAAGCGTTAAGAAGAGATATGTTTACATGTGCTATATGTTGCGGACAGGCCCAAGAAGTGCATCACATAAACGAATTAACGCCGCTGAATATAAATGAACCTAGCGTTGCGTTGAACTTAAATAACCTGGTTAGCTTGTGTCATAATTGTCATAACTCTATCACGAAAAAGAGCGCGGAACAGGATTATTTTTTTGATGAGTACGGACAATATGTGCGCAGAGCCCCCCGGGGGGATGCTAAAAAATGAATGCTGAGGCAAACCGAGCGCCCTTCCTTTTTAAAACTCGCTGATACAGGCGTATAAGGGTGTAGTATGAGGAGCAATATGGAATTTGGGATATATAGCGAAGAAAAACGAAAAAAGCTCATTAAACAGGAAATAAAAAGGTTAAATCCGCTGCTTGAGAATATTGATTCTAATAGAAAGAGAGCTTTTGAAAAACTTATAAATGACGCGGCCTTTATGGCCGTTACTCTAGAAGAGGCTAGAGCTATAATTAATAGGGACGGAATAATTGAGAGCTATCAAAATGGACAAAATCAGTACGGTTATAAAAAATCTTCCGCTGTTGAGGTTTACGATAAAATGATTAATACATATTCAAAAATAGTAAAGCAGATGTGCGACGTATTACCTGAAAATGTATCGGCTGAGGATCCGGGTGAAGAAATTATGAAATTTATAACCGGTTTAAAAAAATGAATTGGGTTAGGGAATATCTGGAGGCAATAAGAAGCGGCTATGAGGTAGTAGGACGAAAAATCAGGACTGTATATGAGAGAGAATGTAGCTGGATGGAAAATCCCCCGGAAAATTTTCCATATTATTTTGATGAAAAACATGGCGAACGGCATATTGAATTTATTGAAACCTTTTGCAAGCATTCAAAAGGTAAATATGCGCGCCGGCCCCTGCTGCTGGAATTATTTCAGAAAGCTAAAATACAGCTGGTGTTTGGCTGGAGAGAAAAAGAGACGGACTTTAGAAGAATAAGAGAAGTAATTGATATTCGTGGACGTAAATGCGGAAAGACAACTGAGACAGCAGGCATTGAATGGGATATGCTTTTAAACGACGGCGAGAGCGGAGCAGAAATATATTGTACTGCAAACAAAAAAGACCAGGCGCGTTTAATTTTTGATGAAGCTGTCAATATGCGGTCACAGTCTCCTGCGTTGGCTGCAGTTACTCAAAAGCGCCAGTCAGATATATATTTTCCGGCAACTTTCAGCTTTATAAAAGCATTGGCTGCTGACACTAAGACTATGGATGGGCTGAACGCCCATTTTTTCTGTCAGGATGAATTTCACGAGGCTCGCACACGGAAAATCTATGACGTTATGAAGCAGAGCCAGTCTGCACGGGAACAGCCTCTGGCTTGGCTTATAAGCACTAATGGCTTTGTACGGGAACAGTTTTTTGACGAAACTTATACATATGCCTCATCAGTAGCCCTATGGGAAGAGGGATTTCATGATTATAGGCTTTTACCTTTAATCTATGAATTGGATGAAAGGGAAGAGTGGACAAAGCCAGAATGCTGGGCTAAGGCTAATCCGGGATTGGGTAAAATAAAATCGGTTAAAACGCTGGCTGAGAATGTAGAAAAAGCAAAGCGCGATCCTGGTTTTTTGCCAACCGTGTTGACTAAGGATTTTAATATTCCGGAAAATTCAGCAGATTCATGGCTGACGTATGAGCAGGCTGTCAATGAAAAAGCAGTACCTATGGAGCAGCTTATGCATTCATATGCTATCGGCGGATGCGACCTTTCCGCTACGACCGATTTAACCTGCGCTACTTTGCTTATAAAAAAACCTGACGATGAAAATTTCTATGTGCTCCAGCAATACTTTTTGCCTAAAAAAAGAGTAGAGGAATTGAGTCTGCTTGGACGAAGCGAAGCTCCATATGCTTTATGGGCTCAACAGGGCTGGCTTACCCTGTGTGATACTGCTACGATTGATTTTAATTTAGTAACTGAGTGGTTTGTCAAAATGGTGAGCGAATATGATATCCGGCCTCTTTGGGTTTGTTATGATGCAGCTTTATCCGGTTATTGGGCCCCGCAGATGGAGGAATACGGCTTTGATATGGAGCGCATAAGACAGGGCCCATTTACATGGACTTATCCCATGAAAGAATTAGGCGGAGCGCTAGCCGATCATAAAGTGGTGTATCAAAATAATCCTATACTGCGCTGGTGCTTAATTAATACTGCTAAAAAGAGTACGAACAAAGATGGGATAGAGAGTATTCAGCCTGTAAAGTGTGCGTCCAATAGACGTATAGATGGAATGGTCAGCCTGCTTAACGCATGGACAGGCTATCATAAGCATATAGATGAATTTTTACCATATGTGAGGTGAGAAAAACGGGACTTTTAAGCAATCTATTTAAAAATATAAAAACAGTTTTGATTGGATACAGCGGCCAGTCTAGTGTTAACGCCCCGTTCAGCAAGGAATTATATCAGCAGGAGACGGTTAGAGCGGTTATAGACTGTATTGCCACGCATGCTGCTAAGGCTGAGGCAATGCATGTTGTTATGGACAATAAAGGCAGAATTAAAGAAATAAAAAGAGACAGTCCTTTTGCCTATTTGCTTAATATGCGGCCTAACGACATTATGAGCGGTTACGATTTGAAATATAAATTGATAACCCAGCTGGAGGATAAAACCACGGCGCTTTGCTATATCAAATGGCAAGGCGCGTTTCCTGCGGGAATATTGCCGATAAATTATAATCATTTTGAATTTTACCGCATTGAGGGAGGCGGCTATGCGGTTCAATTTTCCGATTATGACGGTGCGGAGTATACTTTGCCTTTGGAGGATGTCGTAGTGCTGCGCAAATTTTATAATAATTTTGATGTCAGCGGCGAGGGAAACGGTCCAATTTATAATACTCTTGATATGGTTAAGGCTGCGGATGATGGTTTAAACGAGGCGTTGAACGTTTCAAATAAAGTAAGGGGTATAATCAAGCAGAAAAAATCCATGCTATCTCCGGCGGATGTGCAGGCGAATACTGAAGAATTTATCAGACGCTTTGAACAGGCGGCAAAAAACGGCGGTATAGTGGGCATAGACAGCATGGAAGATTTTGTGCCTTTGAATATAACTCCGTGGAGCGCCGGCGCCGACCAAATGAAAGATATACGATTAAATATTCTTCGCTATTGGCGTATATCTGAAGCCATTCTTCAATCTGATTATAACGAGAGTCAATGGCAGGCGTTTTATGAAGGAGTTATAGAACCTATTTTAATAGCAATGGGACAAGCCTTTACTAATGCCTGTTTTACAAGAAAGGAACAAATGGCGGGCAATCGTATTATATTTAATTCATCTGTATTGATAAATATGTCTATGCAGACTAAAACGCAGCTGCTTAATTCAACAAGGGAAATAGGATTGTTTACGCGCAATGAGCAGAGGGAGATGTTTGGATATCCGCCCATAGTGGGCGGAGATGATGCGCTCATTTCTCTAAATTATATAAAGGGCAGCGATCAGAGCGCATATCAGATAGGAAATAAGGAGGAAAAAGAAAATGGCAATGAATAGAAGTTTAATTATTGAACGAAAGTTTGATTTTGCCAGTAGGGCGGAGAATCTTGAGGATGGGGCGGATAAGCTTATCATTGAGGGTTATGCTTTAAAATTTAATTCTCCGACCGTGCTTTTTGAGGAAAATGGTATTCAATACAAGGAAACAATTTTGCCCGAAGCCTTGGAAAACTGCAAAATGGCAGATGTAATATTTAATTATAACCACCAAGGCAAAGTTTTGGCGCGTACGAGAAATTCTACCTTAGAATTGCTTCCTGATTCAGAAGGCCTTTTTATACGGGCAAGATTAGATGGCACTGCAGAAGGAAGGCAAATGTATGAGGAAATATCTAAAGGGTATATTGATAAAATGTCTTTTGCCTTTACTATAGCCGAAGAGGCGTTTAATAAGGATGAGCGAATGTGGACTATACGCAGAATCAAGAGGATATATGATGTATCGGCGGTGGATTTTCCCGCTTATGAAGATACATGGGTTGAGGCCCGCAAGGCCGCGATTCTGGAGGCGGAGGCTCAGGAGAAGCGGCAGGCGGCGGAGACCGCGCTTGCAAGGCGTAAACTGCAATTAAAACTGAAATTTTAAGGAGGATAACTATGAACGAAAAACGGCTTAAAGAAATTAATGAGAGAAAAGAGGCTATTCGGGAAGAGCTTAAAACGGCGGATGAGGAACAGCTTCGCAGCTTGGAGCAAGAAACTGATTTATTGCTGGAAGAGGAAAAAGCGCTTCGAAGCAAGAGCGATTTAAACGGCAAGCTTCAGTTTCAGGCTAAACCGGAAGGAAGAGCTCAAAGCGATATGGAGCGCAGAGGGCGTGAATTAAAACAGTCCCGTGCAGTCACTATAGGTTCGGGCACCCTTATAAAACCTATGGGGAATCAGACCAGCATAAATGATGAACTGGGACAGGGAGTATCGTCCATTATAGATATGGTTAAAGTTACTAACTGCATGGGTATGAGCGAATATCAGGTGGCATATAAATCTGCTGATATGACGGCGGCCAAAAATGCGGAAAATACCGCCGCTACCAGCAGCGATCCCACTTTTGCTTATGCCGTTATCAAGCCTGTAACCATAACTACATACAGCGAGATATCCCGTGAAGCGCGCAATTTAACTGATGTGGACTATTACAGCGCCGTGCTTGCTTCAGCTCGCAAAGCGCTGCGCCGCAAGGTTTCTGAGTTTATAATAAAGTCAGATGCAACCAGCAGCGCTGCTTTTATAGGCGTTAATTCTGCCAGCGCTATATCTGCTGCGACCGACATTGAAATAAGCGCGATAGATGATAAAACTCTTCGCAATATAGTACTTAATTATGGTGGAGACGAGGACACTTTAGGAGGCGCGGTGCTCTTTCTTAATAAGACGGACCTTATAGCGTTTGGTGATGTTCGCGGTACTAATGAAAAGAAGGCCGTTTATGAAATTACTCCCGACAGCATTAATACTAATACGGGTATTATAAGGGACGGCGGTTTGGCTGTTAGATATTGTCTTAACAGCAATATTACCAGTCTGTCCCAAACAGCTGCCGGCGCTTACAGCATGTTTTACGGCGTGCCTGAATGCTATGAATTAGGCCTTTTCAGCGATTATACTGTAAGGGTTTCGGAGGATTATCAATTTGCCAAGCGCATGCTCGCAGTGCTGGGAGAGGTAATGATAGGCGGCAATGTCACAGTTGCTAACGGCTTTGTTCGGGTTAAGACTCCGGCTTCAAAAGGTTGAGATAAAGGGAGGATAATTCATGGCGGTATCAGCGGAATATCTGGATAAAGTAAGGCGGGCGGTAAGGCGTTCTGTTAATGCCCAAACGGACCAGGAATTAACCGATATTATTGAGGAATGCCGCCATGACCTTATTTGCTTAGGGGTTAAGTCTGAAAAAACAATTGATGAAAAAGATCCTCTTATCTTGGGCGCCGTGCGTTGCTTTGCACGCTGGAAATTCGGATTGGATAATGATGACGCTCCTCTTAATAGAGAAGATTATTTTGCCATGCGGGACGAATTGAGGAAGAGGGTGGAATATTGTACTTTTCAGACCAAATAACTCTTTTAAAACCGAACGGCGAAAGCAGAACCGTGTGGGCAGACATTCAAAGCGTAAAGCGTTCGGAATTCTATGCCGGTCTTACAGCGGGAGTTAATCTTTCTAATTCATTTAAAATATATTCGGAAGAGTATATGGGAGAACCGGCATTGAGCTTTGACGGGCGCTTTTATATGGTTGAGCGCGTTTATTCCGGCGGCAGCGATTGGACGGAGCTTAACTGTTCTGAGCTTAATCAGAAGTGCCTTATACGTCAACGACTCCGCGGCGGAGACGGATTAGAGAATCCGAGATATTCGGATTGGTCGGTGCCCGTTCCGTGCGCTGTTTTTATTTCGGGCGCAATGCCGCAGCAGGTGCAGGATGTTAAAGCCGGGGTGTTAAGCGCTGATATTGATGTAAAGGTAACAATTATGTTTAGAAACATACAGCCGTATGATCAGCTTTGCATAAATAAGCGGTATTTTGAGATATCGTATATAAAGGATATAGGGCTGCGCGGGGTTTGGCTGGAATTGTACTGCAAGGAGGTAAATGCAAATGACGCTTGAAGAATTTAAACTGGCAATTATAGACGGCGGTTTTGAACGCGTCTATTATGGCAGTACGGATTCCAGGCCTTCCGCGCCTTATGTTATTATAGAACAGATTAGGGAAAGAGTTCAGCATGCCAATAATGTCCCTGTTTTGCGTATAAAATATATCCTTGTTTCTCTTTATACCGCTAAAAAGGATATAGAAACAGAAAAGCGCCTGACTGAAATATTAAAAACCAGCGCTAAGGGCTACAGGATGGACGGCTTTTATGATGAGGATAGTAAAATGTACGTTCAGGAATACGAGGTGATTCTCATTTGATAAAAGTCGAAGCGGATGAAATAGACCGTGTCATATCAGAGGTTATAAGGCAAGAATTAAATAAAATCAGGCAGGAAGAGGATGGGCAGCTGAATATTTTAAGCGAGGAGCTGGCCTCTAATTTAAGGCTTGCGAGCCCTAAAAGCAACGGGCGAAGCCGCCATTATGCAAACGGATGGCGCAAAAGGATAGATAGGATAGCCGGATATAATATTTATGTGGTTTATAATAAAAGCAAGCCCAGACTGACGCATATTCTTGAAAAGGGCACTATGCCCAGGAAGACGTTAAAAGGCTATAGCCGGGGCAGCGGTACGGCTATCCCGCATATCCAAAAAGAAACAGAAAAAATATATGAAAAATTAATACGGAGGTAAAAAAATGAGCAATACTCAAGCAGCCGGCTATCATGGCGCGGCAAACGGTAAATATGTAGCAGTGGGAGAAACTTCAAGCACGCCGGTAAGCATTCCCTATATAACGGCAGTTTCCCTCGCTCCTATTCTTTCTTCGACAGACCAGTATGCCAACAACAGACTTGTGTTACAGATTCCCAAGGATAACGGCTACGACGGAGAGTTAGGGACGACTGCTCCCGATCCGGGCCTGGAGAAGGCTTTAGGATATCTCATGGACGGCGAGGACGGCAAGATAAAGGCGGACATGGTGACTTATAAGCGTGTGAATTTATATTACGAAATGCTTATGGAATATGAAAACCAAGCGGCGCAGGTGCGGAAAGTCTGGCTGTATAATGTGCAGATAGGCAAAGGAGAGGAAAACAGCAGCACAGATGCGGAAAGCGTTGAATTTGGAACATATGCTTATCCTATTCAGGTATACGGGACGCCTCTGCTTTCAGCCGAGGATACAGAATATATAGACGAAAACGGCATGCGGCGCATGGCGTATATGATTTATTCCGATCCTGGCGACAGCAATTACGCCGCTTTTGGAAATGCTGTTCCCGAAGCTATTCTCAAAGCACAGTCAGGGGGCTGATAAAAACTTATGGCCCCGGTAAAACGGGGCCATTTTCCCCCTTGAATTGTTAAAATATTCATGATATAATATTTTAAAAGGGGGGCTGAATATGAAAAAGAATCGTACAGTTTCTGACGTTAACCAGGCTGAAGCTGAAATGGAGGAACAGAGTGAAATAATGATATCTCCAAACATAAAAAGCAGCGCGTCAGACGCGCGAACAGATTTAAAGGAAGATTTAAATAATACGCCCACGCGGGATTATTTATATGATATCCTTATAGAATTGAAGGAGCAGGGCATAAAACGGCAGATAATGGATAACAATACGCCTACGCGGGATTATTTGCATGATATTCTCATGGAATTGAGGGAGCAGAGCGCAAAACAGCAGACAATAAAAAAATGTTTGGTATTTTTTACTGTTCTGACTGTTATTTCGTTAGTAGCAGGTCTTATTGTTTATATTCGTATCAATAATATTATTAACGATATTCCTGCTTTTGGCCGTTATTGATTAAGAAAGGATTTCATAGCTGCAGCAATGCTAAGAATGAATATAGAAAAACGCTCTGTACAGGGCGTTTTTTTAATATAAAGGAGCGCCGCATGTATATAATGCTGGGGAAAAATGAATATGAACTGGACAGTTCGGCAATGACTCTTATAAAATATCGGGCTCGCTACGGCGAGTCTTTTTTAAATTTGTTTCTCAAACACGCGAGGATTTCTGAGCTAATTCCCGCGTGGGAAAGGCTGATATATATTGCAATTGTAGGCGTAAAGCCGAGATATGACGTATATCAGGAGTTTATAAAAAATGATATGGCCGGCTTTTTAACGGCAGCGGCAGAATTTCAGCATGAATTAATGCGTTGCCCGGGAGGCGGCATCAATCATAACAAAAATAAAGGGCGTGCAAATGATATTGATGAGCTGCAAATTCTGGCCCTGTGCGCGGATTTGCCTGAATATGCCGTGAGTATGTTCTGTATATTCGATTTGCTCAAGCTCATTTCGCAATCCAAAGGTTATGTGAGTACAAAAAAGAAATACAGAAAAATGAGCGCTGACGAAATACGAAAATTGTACGGAGGTTAATATGTCCAATTATACAAAGGGTATAGAAGTAGAACTTACTCTGGATGGGGAAAAAGTTATACAAGAGCTTAAGACTATAGATTCCCGTTTAATAACAATTCGTAAGGAATTAGGTCAGCTTAAACAATCGCTTGAGGCGGAATGGGATATATCTAAATTTCAAAGAGCTCAGGAATTGGCTCAGCAATCAGTAGAGGATACTCAGGCTAAGGTAAATGCTCTAAAACAGCGGTTGGACGAATTAAACAGCTCGGCGCAGATTGATGACGACTTAGGAAAACAAATAGCGGAAGTCTCTAAAGAGCTGGCTTATGCGGAAAACGCTGCCCGTAAGGCCCAGGAGGAGCTGGAATCTCTTAACCGCATACGTTTGGATAAGCTCTCCTCTTCTATAAAGGAGGCGGGAGAAAATATCATAGATATGGGTTCCAGCTTGACCTCAAAAGTAACTCTTCCTTTGATGGCTGCAGGAACGGCCGCAGTCAAATATGCAACGGATACGCAGGAAGCAATTAATAAAGTGGATGTATCCTTTGGGGAAAGCGCCGAAAATATAAAGCAATGGAGCGAAGTTACCCTTGAGGCTTACGGTATATCGCGTACTTCTGCTCTGGATATGGCTGCATATTTTGGAGATATGTCCACTTCTATGGGATTAACCCAGGCAAAAGCCGCGCAGATGTCCAAAGAAATAGTGGGCTGGATAGGGGATATATCTTCTTTTAAAAATGTTTCTTTAGATGTGGCTAAAACTGCTGCGTCCGCTATATGGACAGGAGAAACTGAGTCTATTAAGCAGCTGGGCGTAGTAATGACTGAAGCTAATCTTGAAGCCTATGCGCTTGCTAATGGATACGATAAGCTTTATAAGGAAATGAGTCAGGGCGAAAAGGTTATGCTGCGTTTTAACTATGTTATGGATTCGACTCAGAATGCTACCGGGGATTTTGCACGCACCTCAGACAATACTGCCAACCAGCTGCGCATATTGCAGGAAAGCCTCAAGGAATTAGCCGCCTCGTTTGGCGAGGAACTGCTGCCCATTATTCAGCCTATACTGCAGAATATCAATGATTTAATTCAAAAGTTTGCTTCTTTGGACGAGCAGACCAAGCAGAATATAGTGAGATGGGCTATAGCAGCTGCTACGCTGGGCCCTTTATTGAAAATAACGGGAGAGATGACTAAGGGGATAGGTTCCCTTATATCTTTGTTTCCTCTGCTTATAGCTAAGCTTAAAGCCAAGCAGGCGGCGGATGTTGGCGCGACGGCTTCTCAAAATGCTTTGAATGCCGCAATGAACGCTAATCCTATAATGCTTGTGGTGTCGGCGATAGGCTTTTTAATATCTATACTGGGGTCTCTGGCCGTAGCTAATTCCATTGCGCAGGATAGTACTGACCGCTTAATAGGCTCTACGCAGCGCCTGAGCGAAGAAACAAATGATGCCGTTCAGTCCATTGAGGAGGATACTACTGCTAAAATGACTGAACTGGCCATGATAGAGCAGCTGCTGCCCAAAATAGAGGAATTAAATAATAAAACAAATCGGACGGCGAGCGAGCAGGAGCTGCTGAAAAGCATGGTCGCGCAGGTAAACGAAGTTATGCCGGGCTTAATTGGGGAAATTGACAGTGCAACCAATTCGTTTAACTTAAACACACAGGCTATAAGAAACAATATTGACGCTTATAAAGATTATCTGCAGGCGCAGTCTAAACAGCAAATTGCGCAGGAAAAATATAAAGCTGCGGCTGAGGCTGATTTAAATATAAATGATATTGAGAAAGAGCTTAGACAGCTATATGATAAAGGGATAGGCGGAAAAATATTAAAAGAATACGGACAGGATTATTATGAAAAGGCGTTTTCTGAATTTAAAGTTGATCCAATCCGTGTTTTAGAACGCAATTCAAGCTTTTTAGAAAATGTCGGTAATGCGGCCAGCGTAATGTGGGGTTCTGTTTTCGGAGATCCTATTACAGATGCAATGCATCTTGCAGATGAGCTGCGCGAAGCTCAGAAAGAAGCGGATAAACTGAGAAGTGATGCGGACGGCTTGCTTGAAGAACTCAAGAACGACGCTTCTTTGAGTTATAACGGCCCTGGCGTGTCGGAAACAGATACTGTTGGCGGAAAAAGCGGCGGGGAAACTCTTTCGGACGTATATCAGGATGAACGAAACCAATTACGTCATATGCGTAATATGGGCATATATGAAGATGAACAGTATTATAATAAATTACTTGCTTTAAAAAGGAAATATGCCGCTGACTTGGCTCAGGATGAGCTTTGGAGCTTAGAAGAGGAAATATATAATCTTAGTCAAACTATTTATAAAGCACGGCAAAAGGCTCTTGAGGAACAGATTGCTGCCGAAAAAGAACGTATCAGCGATTTAAAAAGTGAATATGAGGAATTTACAAATGAAATTATATCGCTAGCTCAGGAGGCGGCGGAGGAAAAAATAAAGGCTATTGAGGAAGAAGTAGCGGCGAGAAATAAACTGCTGGAGCAGCAGAAATTAGAAAAGCAGCTTGAACAAGCGCAGGCAAAACTGTCCTATGAGCGGGACGCCGAAAATCGAAGCGAACTGCAAAAGGAAATAGCGCGTCTGCAAAAAGAAGTAGAAGAGCAGAAGTATCAAGCCTCCATAGAAGCGCAGAAGGAAGCTATTCAGGCGGAGGTTGAGCAGTTAAAGCTTAATGCGGCTGCTATAGTGGAACAGTTTAATAAGGCCATAGATCCGACTGGCATAACTCAAGCTCCGGCATATAATAACACAACTATTCAGAGTTCCATTAATCTTGCTCAACCTAATATGACTCCGGCGCAGCTTGAAGCCGTTATAAAAAAGGTCTTTGATGATTTGATAAAGCAGGTGTGATAATGATAACGTATATGAATCAATGCGGAAAGGTAACTTTTCATGAGGCAGATATTCAAAAAGCCTTCTTATATGACTCTGCCAGCTTTTCAGCGGTTAAACAGGGACGGTTTAATACTCAGACTACGGCGCTTATTGATGGCACAAGCACATATGACGCGGCTTTAAGCGGGACGCAGATAAGATGGGACGGGCGCATTCTTTTATATAATTTAGAGCCGGTACTGTTTTCGGAAAAACGTTTGTCCAGAGTTAAAGGATGGTTGGGAGATATTTTTAATCCTAAAATATCGGGAGAACTGCATTATATTAATGCTAACGGTCAATATATAATGCGAAATGTCAGAGCCACAGCACCTCCTACATTTGGGGAATATGTTAATGGCACCATTGCCGTAAAATTTGAACTTCAGTCTGATGAATGGTATTGGGAGGCGCTGGAATCCCGAAAGGCAGTACTGGGCGTATATAGCGGCGGGTTTACTTTGCCTTTCAGCTTTCCAATAAAATTCGGTAAGTATTGGCAATATAAAATAAGCATTTATAATGATAGCAATTATAATATTTATCCTCAGGTGATTCTCAATGCGCAAAATACTCTTTCTACGCTTAGGAATCTTACTACAAATAGTTATATCAAAATGACTAAGCCTATTGACCAAGGCTGCCGAATGGTTATTCAAACGTCGCCTAAGATTTACAGCGCCGGTATATATAAATGGGAAAATGAACAATGGTTGTTTTCGCAGGATGCCAGCGCTTATTTGAGCATAGACAGCGGGGACTTTGCGTTAATCCCTGGAACAAATAATATATCTCTTGAAAACGGCGCGCCTGGAAAGACGCCTAGTGCCGAAATAGAATACAGAAAGATATATATGGAGGTTTGATATGGAGGTGAGAATCTATGAATATTTAAATTCGTTAATTCCCAGAGGAATTACATATCAAGCGAAAGGCAGTTATACGAAACGATTTTATGATGCCGGAGATTTTGATATCTCCATACCCGCATATGAAGAATATGCGTTTCAGCTTGTTCCGGGCAGACTGATTAATATAGACAAGCATTTCTGGGGAGTAATTCAAAATACCAATATTACGCGCGGAAGCGGATCGGTTATAAGGGCTACGGGCAAATGTCTTAAAATATGGCTGGACTGGAGAATTACTGTGCCCGACGATATAGGAGATGCGAGAGCGCCGGCTGGATACAGTTCCTGTGCCGGGAGCAGTGAAAAAGTAATGAAGTATTATGTTAAGAGAAATTTGGCGGAACCGGCGTATGAATATCGGGTAATCCCTGGTCTATATGTTTCTGAGGATATGGGACGGGGACTAAAGGATGATGCGTATTATTCCAGATTCGAAAGCGTTCTGGAGGTCGAAAAGAAGCTGGGCGAACGGGCAAAGCTTGGTTATGATATTAGTTTTGATGGGGAAAATTTTGTCTTTGATGTCTTTGAAGGCATGGACAGAACTGCGGACCAGAAACTGATTAAGCCAGTTATTTTTTCAGTAGAGCGAGGGACTTTATCCAGCTTTCAAAAGGCTGATGAAACGGGGCACGAAAAAACGGCCTTTTATTGTACGCGAGCAGGCGCTGAATTTGAAGATGAGGCATATACACAAACTTATTATTTTGAGGAACAAACCGCCGGCCTAGCCAGGAAAGAAAAGCATTTGGATATAAGCATAACTACCGAGGGAGATCAATATGCCGAATTTGAGGAGCTTTCGCGGAAAAACATGGAGGAATACAAGCCTACTCAATCTTTTTCATGCGATATAACGCGGGAGAGCTACAGCTATTTGGCAGATTATGAAGTAGGCGATTACGTTACCATCAAGGACAGTCTTACTGGCGTAACGGCGGACAGGCAGATTATTTCGGTTACAACGCAAACAGGAGATACGGCTGTGAGCTATAGCGCTGAATTCGGAGATACCCGAATAACCAGAATGGATATATTCAGACAAAGTTTGGGAGGTTGATTTTATGATTAGATATAATATGTTTGATGATACCGAAACGCAAAGCAATGTATATACTGCTCAGGATGTAGCAGAAAGAATGGCATCATTCGGCGACGGTGTCTGCGGAAATGATGAGCTTAAATGCAGTTGCACAGCATCTCAGGTAACTGTAAGCCCAGGGCGGGCATGGATAATGGGCTATTTTTATGAAAGCACGGAAAATCAAATTTTAACGGCGCCTGCAACATGGTATGCAATAGTGCTGCGCCTGGATTTATCGGCTGAAATTAAGATTCAGCCTGTTATAATTCAAAGCCAAGAAGATATAAAGGATACGTCTACATCACGAGATTTAATTCTGGCCTTAAATAACAGCGGTATCTTAAAAGATGTCAGGCTTTTCATAAATAAATCAGGAGCTAAAGATTATGATTATTTTATAACTACAGATAAAGGTAGCGCTGAGGCTCAAGCCCGTGCTGATTTTGTAGCCGAAACAGGTACGGATATGTTAAATGCTATAGCTATGTTTTTATATAGCGTTTCAGCAAGCAGCAAGGAAGCATGCACTCTGTTGCTGGATGCCGTTACTTTTACGGGCGCTGCAATCAGTCCCAGCAATAATATATATTGGCCTAAACGAAACACAGATATAATAAAAGGTTCAGGCAGGGCAACGGTATTGAATTTTACTAATACCTATTTTGATTCTTCTGAACTGGGCTCTGCTACATGGGAAAACCTGACTATCACCTTTCCAATTATGGGCACTACGCCTTCTACATATCTTAGCAGACCGCGTCCAGTTTTGAGAAATTGCTGGTTTAACCAAAGAACAGGACCTAACCTACATGCGACTGGAATCTATAAAGGCTACGAGGAATTTTATTTTGAAAACTGCATGCTTTCTTATGGCGAAGATGATGATACGGAAGAGCGCCCGTATACTAGTATATATCCTATAGAATTCAACAGCGATTCGCTCGGTCTATATTTAAATGATTATGTCAAGCCTGGTTTTTACCTTTTTAACCGGGCTGTATATGGAAACAGACCAAGCAATGATAGTGGCGAGGCTATTTTAAGCGGGTGGTTATATGTGCTTCGGCTTTATAATGAATTTGACGGAGCGGTAATAAGACAAATCTTTATAGATGGCATGACAGATCCTACGGCTACCCAATCGTCTGAAGGAAGGATTTTTATAAGGACCAAGTTTGGCGAGAAAGATTGGTCGGCGTGGAAAGCACTGGATTTTAAGGCTTAGTTAAAGAATAGGGGTTTAGTATGAAAATTATCAATGTTTATGTGAGGGGTACAGAAATGTACCCCTCTGATAATCATGCCGGATATGCCAGAGACCATCAGGCAGTACAGTTGAATATATATTTAGCAGAAGAATGGATTAGTCATCAATATACATATTCATTGCTGATCAAGCCTCAGGATGATAAATCAGTAATTTCTAGCAGCTTGTCTCCTCAGGACAATATATTGACTTTTGCGCTGCCTCAGGCTGTTACAAAATGCGGCGATTTATTTGTGCAGCTTAGAGCAGAAAAAGACGGGGAAATAATGCATAGCGCAATGATGTTTTTGTATATTGCTCCCAGCTTAAACGACGGACCTGAAGTAATAGACAGCTATAACGGATTGCTGGATGGCGTAGCATATGAAGCAGACATGGCTTTGCAGGATGCGCAAGAGGCCATAGAGAATGTGCAGACTGCTATCAATCAGATAGAGCCATATATTAATCAGAAAATTCAGGAACAGAATCTGGCTTCTGAAGATTATGTGAATGATGCCATAGCTTCAATAACAGAGCAATTAAGTACGCCTATTGCTATGAACGGCTGGACGCTGCAGCAGGGGGACAATACGCCTAAGGAGGTAGAGGGGTATTATGTAATAAGCGGTTCATTTTTGTTCGCATGGGGTAGGTGCAGTCAAAATTCAATAGAAAAAGTCAATAGCTCTGTAGTAATCAATTTGCCCGAAGCTTTAGGCAATATTACTTGGGCTACGGGGCAGGTAAGCACAGCGGCCGCAGGCGTGCAGGGAGAGCCGTATATAATTACGGCCCCGGCTTCAGGGACAAGCGCTGGCAGCAAGGTGTGGATAACAAAGAGCAAGGCTACGCCGCTGGGCGCATTTACTCCATCCAATATATACAGCGTGGAATCATTCTGGTTTGCGGCGGTGACTGACGCCGGCACGCCGGAGACGCTGCTGCTGAGCGCCGGGGACGTAAGCGGCGGTTATACGGCAGGGGAAAATATAGAGATAACTAATGGAGTTATATCCGTCTTAACTACTGATACGGCGGCTCAGGACGGCACTCGGCCCATAACGGCCGGAGGAGTATACACCATTGTGGGTAACATTGAATCTTTGCTAGAAACAATATAAAGGAGGAAAAAGAGATGAGTGTTTCAGAACAAATAACCCGGATTCAGAGCGATAAAAGCACGATAAGGAATCAATTAGTAGCCTTTGGCCTGGTGGAGAGCAATGCAGATTTGGATGATTTGGCAACAGCTATTGAGGGCATAGAGAACCGGGGCGCGGTAAGCGCGCAGGTGCAGGAAGGGGATACATATACAATTCCGAAGGGATATCATAATGGTTCGGGTACGGTTTCAGGCGTGGCCGGCGGGGGTAATTACCAGCTTCAAAGCAAAAGCGTTACGCCTACAAAGGCGCAGCAGAATGTTACGCCCGACAGCGGATATTACGGGCTGTCAGATGTGACCGTAGGAGCAATACCTGCGGCATATCAGGATGTAAGCAGCGTAACGGCGGCAGCGGCGGACGTGCTTTCGGGCAAGGTTATAGTAGGAAGCGACGGCAAGCCGGCGACGGGTACTATGGTTAATAACGGGGCTGTAACTAAGACGCTGACGGCCGCCGAGCCCTCTTATACTGTCCCGGCGGGCTATCATTCGGGCTTGGGCGCCGTTAGTATTACTCCGCAGAGCAAGTCGGCTACCCCCACGAAGTCTCAGCAGACGGTCAGCCCGGACAGCGGCAAGGTGCTTTCCTCTGTGACTGTGGAGGCCATTCCGGCAGCATATCAGGACGTAACCGGAGTAACGGCTGTGGCGGCTGATGTGCTGGAAGGTAAAGTTATTGTGAATGCTTCGGGAGAGAGCGTGGAAGGCAGCGTGACTAATAACGGAGTAATAACGGGGACGATAGATGGGCTTACAACCTCAAGCTATACCGTTCCTGCGGGCTATACCGCAGGCGGCACAGTTAGCCTGACGGACGATATAGAAACTGCCTTAGCGGCTATATAGAGGAGGGTAAAATGAGCATTGCGAACGAATTAAATCGGATTACGAGCGCCAAGGGAGATATAGTTACCGCAATAGAAGCTAAAGGCGTGGATGTGCCCGAGGGGACCACGCTGGACGCTATGTCCGAGCTTATAGACCTAATAGGCGCGCCGGCCATTTTAAAAACAGGAAATGCTACATGCGGCGGGCAGACATGTCCGGTTGCATACTTTAAAAGCAGCGATACGGCGCTGGTGTTTTTTGCTGCGCCTTACATACAGAGCACAGCGGGCAGCGAGCTGACATTGCCTGCCGAACTTTGGGATTTTACTGGCGGAGCTTCAGGAGACGGGTACATGTGGGCTACAGGCAGTCCGTCCGCCTGTATAACGCTTCAGCCCGATACAAGCTCTTCCTCAGAAGGCTATGGACTGCGAGTTAAGATTATGGGGCAGAACGCTATGCCTGTATCATGGACTACAGGCAAAGCCTTTTATGGCTGGTGCTGGCTGACCTATGAAGGAGTGAGCCTGCCGAGCGGGACTGAAACGCCTGGGAGCCTGACTGCCGTAGGACCGTGGAGAACATTGACGCTTCAGACCGGTTTTACCGCTGAATATGCACGCTGGCGAACTATTGATTTCGGCGCTAATGTGCAGATTCAGCTTAAAAATATACAGGGACCGACCAGCCTGTCTTTTCCTGCTAATATCTGCAAGTTGCCCGATGAAGCGCTGCCAGCCAACACTACATATAGGGGCATATCCTGCGGAACGGGCAGCAATTACAGCCGATACGAAATAAGTCCCTGGACAGGCTATGTTCAATGGTACAGCGAAACCCCGTCATATGGAAGCGGACATTGGATAGACATTCAATGCGTTTATCCAATAACGTAAAGGAGGAATGGCAAAATGACAATTGTAGATATTTTATCTGCGGCCTTGCCCTCCCTTTGCGTCAGTGTTATTATGCTCTTCTTTAACCGCAGGCAGGCCAAGCGGGAGCGTGAGGAGAAGGCGCGGGCCGCACAGAAAAGAACGGGGGATAAGACGCAGTTATCCCTGCTGCTGGCGACTGCTAAACTTTCTTATGCTTCGGCCATAGCTATAAGGGACAATAAAACCAATGGCGAGATGGCGGATGGAGTGAAGCAGTATCAGGAGGCTATGAGGGATTTTAAAAGGTACGAACGGGAACTTGTAGTTGATAAGAGCTATGAGGAGTAATATTAAGGAGGAATGAGAATATGGAATATATAAATGAATTTGCGGCTGTGCCCGCCATAGCAATTATAACGTATCTGATTGCGGAAATTTTTAAGGTAATCGCCAGCGGCCGGGAGAACTGGCTCAGATTTATCCCCGTAATATGCGGGGCGCTGGGCGGCATTCTGGGAATTGCCGGATGGCTTTGTATCCCCGGATATATCCCCGCTGAAAACGCTTTTGCCGCCGCGGCTATAGGCATCATTTCAGGCCTGGCCGCTACGGGCGCCAATCAGATAGGCAAACAGCTTAAAAAGACTTCGAGCGCCGGCGGGCAAGCTGCCCAGGCGGAAGAAGATCAGAACGAGGACCAGGACGGCTGAAGTTTATATTGAAAAAATGAGAAGCGTATGATATAATTATTGCTGAGAAAGGCAGTAAATGAGGCGTCCACTCCCCATAGGAGCTTATGCTCCTGGAAAGGGGGTGATGGCGTGGAGTACATAGCGTTAATATTAATTTTGTTACTATTATTGCTTGAATCCTTAAAAACGCGAAAAAAATAACCGCCCCCGGCCAAGGTAAGCGGTTATTTTTATAACCCTATTGATTGGCTAACCGTTTCATACGGACTGCCTTTCTTTTTATATTATATTCGCCTTCTTTTAAAAAGTCAAGAGAGACAAGCAAAAATACATGTTTAAAATAGTATATAAAGGGAGGTGTAATAAAATGAAGATTTGTTTAGATCCGGGACATTACGGAAAATACAATTCAGGTATTATTAAGGGCTATTATGAATCAGAGATGAATCTGAAATTAGCGTATAAGCTTAAAGCCGCTTTGGAGAGGTATGGCGCGGAGGTATTTTTGACGCGCACGGGCACAGAAGATTTATCTCTCTATTCCCGCGGCCAGGTAGCGGCAAAGAATAACTGCGACGTATTTTTTTCCATTCATTCCAACGCCCGAAGCGGAGATAATGCGCATAGGGGCGTAGTGGTGTATTATTCAATATTCCAGCCTGAGCATAAGGCCTTAATGGAAGAATTGGGGCGGGCCGTAGCGGAAGCTATGGGCAGCATTTTTCAGGCGGCGCTGACGCGCAAGGGCAATAACGGGAACTGGGATTATAACACGGTAATAAAGAGCGCCGTGGACGGGGGCGTGCCTATGGCTTTTCTTTTGGAGCACGGCTATCACACCAATTACGAGGACTGCGCCGCGTTAATGAAGGACGAGGTGTTGGAAAAGATAGCGGAGGCCGAGGCAAAGATACTGGCCGAGCATTTCGGCTTAACCGAGGAAGAGAACGGAGGGGGAGCAGTGAGAACGTTTGAATTATTAATGGATATGAATTTCCGGGCAGAGCCCAACGGAACAAAGCTGGATTTGATTCCAAAAGGGGAACGGCTGACGGGGGAAGTCCGAATGAACGGCAGCGTGGGCTGGCTGTATACAGAGTATAACGGAAAAAGCGGCTGCGTAGCCGTACTGCCCGAAAGCCGGGGATACGCTGAAGAAATCATTTCCAGCCAGCCGGATAATCCGGGAGAGGATTACCAGGCGCTGTACGAGCAGGCCCAAAAGGCGCTGATTGAAACGCAGAACCAATTAAAAAGCGTAACGGCCGAGCGGGACCAATTAAAGATTAAGCTGGAGCAGATTAAAAGTATAGCGGGGGGATAATTCTCCCGCTATTTTTTCATTTTATACTTGGCACATTTTAAATAGTTTTTTGTTTATATATTATATAATTTAAGTATATTGATTATTTCAGTTTTATTAGTTATAATATATAAAAAATAGGCAGGTGATTCTTTGAAAAATGGTAAAAAAATAAGAGATATAGTTTATGGATTTATAGAATTGGATGAACAAGAGATAGAAATAATAAATCATCCAGCTTTTCAACGATTAAGACGCATAAGACAGTTAGCTTTGACTGATATGGTGTATCCGGGTGCAGTACATAGCAGGTTTGAGCATTCTATTGGTGTTATGCAGATGGCGACAGATATGTATGACAGTTTAATATCTAAGGATGAATGTCGCCAGATTCTAAAGGATAAATTAGGATTAAATGAAGTTGGAATTGGCAGATATAGAAAAATAATTAGATTAGCTGCTTTGCTGCATGATATAGGACATGCTCCATTTTCGCATTCCGGAGAAGATTTATTATGCAAATTACCAGAGCAGCATATAAATTATCAACATGGAGCGCAGAAACGTTATACACATGAGGACTATAGTATTGCTATTATAAAGGAGAAGTTTAGTGATATAATAGAAAATCATACGTTGAATAATAATAACGCTATCAAAGTGGATGACGTTACTGCGTTGCTAGGTGATACATCAGTTAAACCAAAAGCAATAAATTTATTATGGAAGGAATTAATTTCAGGACAATTAGACGCAGATAGAGCTGATTATTTGTTGCGGGATTCAATGCATTTGGGAGTAAATTACGGTTTGTATGATAGAAACCGTTTAGTAAGCTGCATTACTTTGGGACGTAATGAAGTAGGTGATGTTATTTTGGGCATTGAAAGAAAAGGTTGGCATATAGCTGAAAGTATAATTTTAAGTCGATATCAAATGTTCTCGCAGGTGTATTGTCATAAGGTCAGACGTATCTATGATTATCATATACATAATGCCTGCAAAACTATTTTAAATAATGATGGACGTGAAAATTATCCTTCTGTGAATGAGCTGGATGAATATTTGAAATATGATGATTGGTATATGTATTCAAAGATAATCAATAATGAAGGTGGTAGGGATGGAAAAATTATTCTAAACCGAAAGCATTACAAGTGTGTATTTGATGTTGAGGGCCATTTGAAAGAAGATGAACAGAAAGCGTTACAACAATATAAGCAAGATAAAGAGAAATACTATATTGATGATAAAATATCTACGAAATGGTACAAGCTCGATAAAGAAATAAATATAATTGATAATGGGAAGATTGAACCTTTAAGTAGTATGTCGAATATAGTTAATTCTATGAAGGACAACCCTTGTCAAAGCAGGGTATATATGATAGAATAATAAAAAGGGTGAGTATATTATGAGTGAATTAAATGATAGATTAAGTATAATATATGAAATAGCTAAACGCAAAAGCGGCCTGGGGAAAACGGCCATAATGAAATACTTATATATTTTACAGACAGTTTATAAGGTGCCTTTAGGGTATAATTTTGGCTTGTATACTTATGGACCGTTTGCTGCTGAAGTACTTGATGATTTGGATTATGCCGATGCTAATAAAGTTATAAATATGGAAGCTGCTGAAACCTCCGTAGGTATGGGATATAGCATTAAGTCTGGTTCGGAATATGAGGATAATAGTGACTTCGCAAGTAAATATAATGAACAATTAGATGCAATGCTGGGAATCTTTGAAGACGACTGTGCTAAGAATTTGGAATTATCAGCTACGATAATATATATGTATAGGAATGCTAAAAGGAATGGGTGGCATACTGATGCAGATGTTATTGTGAATGATGTTTATGAAGTAAAACCTTACTTTGAAAAGGATATTATAAAAAAAGAATTTGAGAGGATTAGTGCATCTGACGTATTTCATAGTATATAGAGTTGATACAAAAAGCGGAAAATATATTCCGCTTTTTATTTTACAGCAAAATGCCGGGCCAGAAAAAAAAGCGGCGCCGGCATCTTGCGTATATGTTCAAATGAAATCTACGTTGTTATTATATGGCATATAAAATATAAATGTCAAGAGTTTTGTTGTAATTTATGGGGATTTCTGCAATATAAAATAGGAGCGTATATGATTATAGCGCGTATAATAACTAAACGGAAAGCATGCTTATGAGATAAAATGCAACACAAAATGCAACACGAAATAATGAATAATGCGATATATAGGGAGATTTAAGCGTTAAAAAAGGGGTTCGAATCCCCTCATCTCCACCAAATAAAGACCGTTATTTTGATATAAAGCGTATCGAAATAGCGGTTTTTTATTTTGCAGAAAAATAAATAGAATATAGATTTTCGTCTGCATTTCCGATAGAACAGATACTGATCGGAATAATTCCTCAGTCGGATGCAGTTTATGTTTGTGATTTTGTCTAGACAATACAATCAGAGTATAATGCGTTTTTGCGGGAATGACCGCCGCGTCCGCTTTGTTGCCCAGTCCTCAAAATACCCCGGTATGTTTTCGAC